GATTGCAAGTGGAGTTGGGCACGGCATCCACTCGGGGCGGAGTCGGCGACCTGGACGAGGCCGATGCCGGGAACGGGCAACTCACTCTGGTCGGGATCGGCAACGAACGCGAGACTAACGGACAAATTCGCGAACGCGTTGCCGAGTGACTCGCACTTCATCTTGAGGTCTCCCTTCCACTGCTTGTACTGAGAGGCGAAGACCGCAAGACGGGGGAACTGGGTGGGGTTGACTTCGAGCACGTAGATCAGGTCACCAACTGCAGAGGTGGTGGGGATGGAGGCGATCGTGAGGATCTCCTCACCGGTGACGGTGATGACATCAGATCTCGTGGCGACCCTGCGGGCGCGAGGAGCGCGGGGGCGACTGATGTTGAGTCGTGTCATGGCTTGGAGCACGCCGCTGAGTGCGGGGGCTGGTTTTCGAGCTGCACGTCGGTTTCGACGCACTGCAGGTCGGGCAGCTCGACGGCGACCTGCAACACGCCTGGCTGGGCCAGGTCTAGTAAATCGTTGGAAAGGCATAGGGATGGCAATCACAAGGATGGATGTTGAGATTCATATGGCGAATAGACATTTCCCCCTAGAGAAGGGTCCGCAGGGAACCCACTGCATATGCACAACCGACGGACAGCCTCCTCTTCCACTTCTTCTGCTTGTGCATGTTGCTCAGATGGGACACACGCGCCCGCCCAAGTTGACGATGGGTGCGCGGTGGTCGGCCTTGCGGTTGATGGCAGGCGGTGCGAACGGTGTCGAAAACGCCGAGATCGCTCTCATCTTCAAGGTGCCCCTCAGGTTCAGTGCTCATCGTGGTGCTGCTGAGCAAAGTCGGGGGTTGAGATGGCTCGGGTTCGACATGGATGACCGCGCTTGTGACTGGCGCGAGAGATTGTGTGGTGCGCCTGTGTGGTGCGACGTAGGTGCTTGTGCTCGGAGTACTTAGTGCACTCGCACATCCATCGCCGTCGAGCTCGAGTGGGCGAGTAGTCGTTGGCTCGCACGCTTGGTCTTCAAGAACCTGTGCCTCGCAAACGGGTGGGGCACGTGACTCGAGAAGGAGCATCCGGTTCTCGAACTTGACGAGAGTGTCAAAGCGGTAGTCGCCGCGGGCAAACTTGCACAGGAAGGAGAGGAGGTAGTCACAGTTCTCCAAGGCGAGCCCGGTGTGGAGGGCATTTGCCTGAAGCATCCTCGTGGCGACGTTGCAATCCTTGGCCACGCTGAGCGTGACTGCGACAGCGGTGCGGTAATTGTCGTAATCCTCTTCGCTGGTGTAGGCGCGAGTGAGAACTTTTGCGGCAAGTCGCGCGAGGTGGAGGGCGGCGCCTATCGGGGTCGTGATGAAGCTGACGAATTCCCCGGTGCTGCGTTGGGCAAGCTTGAGCTTGAAGCCGCACTTCTTCTCGAGCAGTTGGATGCGGTCGACGTCAAGCACCAATGCGTGTCCAAGGATGAGCGAGTCGTCGCCCTTAAATAGGGCGTGGTCGACGGTGGACATGTCGACAAGCGACATCATCACGGCGGCATTGAAGCTGGTGTTACCGACGAGTGTGTCTGCGCGCCCAGAGTCCTTCTTGTTGTGCACGTACAGGGATGCGAAGCTGGAGTGGACGCCACGCTTCATCATCATGGCGTGGAAATGCTCCCTGAGGTTCTTTGGGCAGCCCACAGCTTCGAGCTGGAGCATGAAGAGCTCGTGCTCGACGTTGTTCTGGGAGCTGTCGAACTCTGTCCAGTCTCCCTCGAGGCATTGGTACTGCTGGTCGGTATGGAGCTGGTCCAAGAGCTGGAGGACCTCGGCATCGGTGTACTTGGAGATGAAGTGGTACTTACCTTTGGTGCCGTTGATGTGGGCGTCCTCGATCAGCCGGATGTAGACCATCATACAGAAGTTGAGAGTCTTGTCCCAAGCGGCTATGCCCTGCCCGGCTTTGTCCTTCTCCAAAGGGTTGCCGCCCAGGTCCACTTTCTGCTGAGTTTTGATCATGAAACT